GTAAGTGTCTGAGCTGCCGCAGGGCGGTATCCTGAAGGTAAGGTCCCTATTGCAGTCGTTACAGACATGGCTGTGGTCTTGCTTACTTTTACAAACACCCTCAGTTCTGAATCCCACGGAATCCCATAGTATAAATAGGATTTATCAGCGAATCCTGAAAGGCTCACGCTCAACGGGGCTATCAAAGGCTTATATAACTCCTGGATATCCAATGGGACCGTGCCAATGGTTTTTATCACATCATTTATGGAAGTGCCTGACGCGATTCCAAGAACGGTAAGGGTATCATCTGACAGCTGCTCCCCATCGGCGACATATCTGAAATATGTCCCGTCATATATGAACATATGAACTGTATTCGCTTTAATCAGATAAGACGGTACATCACCATTTTTAAACTTAGCAGCTACAGCACCTGTAGTGTTCACATTCAGGCTCAAAGAATCCGCAGTATGATCATTTGCAAAAAGCACAACAACAGCAGCTCCGGTCACAAGGATGAATCCGGAACACACCACAGCTTTTTCCGTGGTGGCTGCATCCGTTGATGTAGTACCATACTTCGGTCCCCTGGGGCCCGTGATAGTCTGAGAGTCTATATCCTTTTCAATAGACTCCATGGCAGCATTGAAATCTGTCTTGCTTATGAACTCTCCGGGTATTTCTGTAATAAGTTTGTTATGCTTTTCTGAAAGTTTGTCAGGGTATTTATCAAACGCCGCTTTATTCTCCGACGTTGTCCCTGATTGCTTTGTTCCAGGTATGGATTGTACCTGTACCTCAGCTTTTTCACTTTCCGTGATTACAGCATCGTTTATGCTCACTTTAGTACCTCCTGTTCTTTGAATATCCCTTCAGGTCATAGCTGATTATTATGCTATGGAGTTCAAAGAACTCATCCATACCGGAGTTCTTTACAATGACCTGGAGACGTTTATATTTCGTCTTACGTTTTTTGAAATGATGTTCCCTGGGCGTTTCTCTGGAATCAAAAGTTATTCCTCTTTCAAAATCGAAGAGATCCCAGCTGAACACATCTATGGTCTCTGTCCCTATGAGTTCTTCCGGATTGCCGTCAGCAGACAGGTAAACCTCCATTGAGGACCGTGGCGCTGCACCACATGACACCAGGCTGCCCTTTTTATTCAGGTTTTTAAAATACTGCAAGGCACCGGCAGCATCATCCGGGGTTTTCCATTCGACCGCTATTGCATTGCCGTCATCATTGAAGCTGCTCATATCATCACGGTCTGTCTTGAAACGGCATATCTTCCCGTCTGTGGATCCGAACATGAGCTCTTCACCTTCAGACAGGCAGCAGCTTGCCGGAATGCTTTCCCAGTAATAGCTTTCATAAGCGTACTCATCACTGTTATGACTGGTATATGTCTTCTGCCTGCCATCCAGAATATATACTCTCGTATTTATGAATATAAGAAAGTAGTTTTTCCACTCACATCCGCATGCATCTGCCAGATCACTTTCTTTGGTCAGTCTGGCATCTATAAGGCTGGATCTCGGCTGTGCAGCTTTGTCATATGTGTCAGAACTGTTGATGCTGTTTGTTATCGCATATACGCCATCAGGTGTCAGAAACAGCGGCTCATCTTCCATCTGAGCGAAACAATCCTTTGATACAGCACCAACGCCGGAAACAGACTGCAGTATCTTATAGATCACATTACCGCTGCTGTCTGTGGAAGCATACGTCAGAAATATAGTGGCATCCTGGCTGTTATCGAATTTTATGATCGCCAGGTTCTGGCCTATATTCATGAAGCCTGCAACTGCGGTATCATTGGCACCCACCAGCATATAATTCGTATCCGGAAAATAAGCCGGATTCCCCAGAGCAGAATAATATACATAGTTGTTCAGCTTCGTATCCGTGTTCCCGGCGACAAAAACTCTGTCAGATCCGGATTGCCCGGTATACATAGCAACTGCCGTACACTTCAGGATATTGTCCCGGCCGTCGTCAGCGTCGTTGTAATATTCGACCATGATATTTTCTTCCCCGGTAACAACAGGCGCGTGTACTGCGCTGAAATTTATGGTTTTGCGGTCAGCAGATAATGTATAAGCTGTGATTTTTTCATAAACACCGGAGCTGTTTTTTACCATCACTTTGATGTATTTATACGGATCTGTTGTCTCTGCCTCATCAACAGCTTTTGTGGCTGAAACCTGTCCGGACAGCAGATATGCTTTTGAGGTCGAATCACCAAGAAAACCTTCTTTCCTTCTGGATGTGAGAAGGTTAATCGCTTCAAGCACGGTGCCTCCACCCGTAGGACTCCTGTTCGTAAATATCTGCGGTACATATGGTTCGACCTCTTCAACTGTCTCTATGTCGCCGGTCACTGAGTATTTGAGGTATTCCGTTTCATTCAGGATATAAAATCCCTCTGATGTGGCTGAACGCATGAAGTATCCGCCGGTCCTTTTCCCTGCAGACAATGCATGACCAAGAACAGTCAAGGCATTATCCTTATATGAATAGAGTTCTTTCCCTATACGTGCTATACGGCGTCTTATACCATCAGTCCCTGTATAGCTCCAAAGGTTATATATTTTCCGGTCAGTGTCGGTAGTAGTTATCCTCCCTGCAGATATCTCCTCTTCAATATCGACAAGGGTTTCATAACCAAACCTCTTCATAGGGTCTCCGCCATCATCTGATATGAGGTTCACCGCCCATGGGCTGCGTGAAGGGTCTACCAGTGACGGATCCACGGAAAAATCCACACCTTTTAAATCTTCATATACTCTTGTTTTTGTCGAACTGGTCGACATCGGCTTCATTTTTCCCATATCTACAACCTGTATGTTATATCCCTCTCCGGAGCTCTTGACTCATCCATGTGAGAAAGGATATCTTTCTTCGCATCGTCGTAATAGTTCTGCAGTGCCGTTGCAAGGTCATTATCAGCATTGAGCTGATAGAAATACGCTGCGTATATCGGCAGCAGAGTATTTACGTTTTCATTCAGTTCGATCTCAGTCGTATCTTTATCGGTATCAGCTGTATACTTTGTCGGCTTCTGCGAATAATATATTGTGAATGTGCCAGGCAGGTCTGGGAGAACTAAATACTTACCGCCTTCCAGTGCATAATTGATATCAGCATAATATTTTTCATCATATAGTCTTACGATTCTGTCTATCCCCATGTACTTTCCTGAAAACAGGTCACTTAATTCATATCGGTGTACTTCGCCAGTCGTCTCCTGAGTAGCAGTCACACTGGCCCTGATTGGGAATACCGTAGTGGCTATTATCTTCTGCGCCCGGTTTATGGCATCAAGGATCTTGCTTTCATCATCCTCGATCTCGTCGTCTTCTTTACCTGTGAGATTTTTTATTTCGTCAAATACGTCCTGGAGTATCATGATATTCTCCTTCTTGGATAAAAAGAGGGCCGGTATGGCCCTCTTTACAAAAATTATACATGTGTGGTATTAGAGGTACCCAGCGTCTTCAAGTATGGTCACGACTCCCTCCGGAACTGTTGTTGTCTCGCCACGGGGGATCTCATACTTTTTGTTATTGATCGTCACCGAGACCTTATCTATCCCGGGATTCAAAGGATCTACCGGGATCTTTATTTTTACATGTCCTTTCGGTACCTCTGATGCTGCCGCCTTTTTCCCGGCGGTTTCTTCAGTGGCTGCCTTAGCGTCTTTTTTGCTGCCTGAAGCAGTTCCCTTCTTGCCGCTGCTCTTTGCCGATTTTTTCTTTTCTGATTTGACTGCAGCTTCTGGAGCTTCAGCTTCAGTACCAGCTACCGTGCCGGGATCAGTGTCCGCTGCTTTTTCTTCTTTTACGTCTTCAGGATTTCCCATTCCTGTATTTTCTGCCATTTTATTTACCTCCTGTTTTATTTTCAACTACCAAAGCAGTAACGGCATTAAGCCGTTACTGCGTGGTCTATTCTTCTGATAGCATTCTCGTTCAGCCTCATAGTTGCCATGAGAGTTTTCCAGCCTACAGACCCTTTCTGGTTCAGTGCGTTTTCAGCACCTCCGGATGTAGGCGGTTTTACTATGATCTCAGGCTTAGTCTTGCCTTTCTTGATATTGCAGGATCCATATGCGTCCTGTCCGAATATTACGGTACTGTGAACATCCAGATCACTGGTTCCTATCTGGCGTCTGGTGATTTCGCTTTCGAAGAACTTAGCACCGTGCAGCTTCCCGAGTTCACCCTTCTGGATATTTTCGCCGCCGTTATATTTGGACACGTCCTGCCACAGACTATCGTTTGACAGATCGAATGCGGTATCAGAGTCTACTATGGCATGGTAGAAACCGTCCGGGAAACGTTTTGCGAAGTTCTTTTTCAGATTTCTCACTGCCTTTTTGATTTCTGTACCAGTAATGATATCTCCGTCGGCCAGTGCAGAAAGACTGGCTCTGCTGTTTGCATACTGTACGTTGGTTCCTGCGGATGCACATGTTTCTATCAGTGTGTCGATAGAAAGGCCGCCCTGTTCGCCGAATACTCCGGACAGTTCCATGATCACCGGATCAAGACCCAGCATGTCGAGCTTATCGCTGACATACATATAGTCGCCGTACTGTTTCAGCGTAGCGATGATCTTTGTCACGCTCATGGAATTTTCCGTTCCCTGCTGTCCTTCTGTAAGTTCTTCCGTATTTGCATCCAGGGAATTGATTCTCCTGAAACTTACGGTATCGCCGTTATTTTTCGGCACGTTCTTGATCATGCCGTGGTTTACCCATACCAGCTGCGGAGTAAGTCTTTCGAGCAGTTCTCTTATGTATACTTCCGCGTTTTCCTGGGTTATTACTGCTAATGTCTGTACTGCCATCTTTTTTTACCTCCTCAAGATTTTTTGTACTTGCCCTCAAGGACCCCCTCCCTGAACTGAGCATATTCTTCCTTGCTCATGTCTGAGACTTTCTTCGGGAGTTTGACACCGTTGTTGTCTCCCAGAGGCCCCGGGCTTGCATTTGAATTTCGCCTCATGCTTTCAGCGGCGGCACTTTCGGCAGCATTGACAGTATTGTTCTTTATCCTGTCGAAACAGGCGATCTGATAAGCATGGTTTACTCTGTACCCCTGCTGTAACAGATTCTCGATCTGATCCCATTCAGGCACTTTCAGAAGATCATCGATGCTTTTTATAGACGGATCCATCTTACCGATAGTTTTCACATCTTCGTTGAGCTCTCTTTCTGCTTCTTCCTGCTGCATCTTTTCATTGAGCTCCGTCGCCTTCTGTATGACCGGATTCTGTGAGATCATATCATTGATCAGTTCCGGAGAAAGCTCACCTTTGGAAAGCTTCTCCTTCTGCTCCTCTGCCTTATATGCCTTCTCATATTCCTTATAGTCGGCTTCCGTACGTATAGGTTTGTTCGTATACGGATTTATAAGGTTTCGGGATGCATAAAAACTGTCAATTTTTACCTGTGCTGCTTCCTGTGCTTCGCGTTCGGCACGCAAGCGTATGTTTTTCATGTTTGCGTTTTCGGCTGCATCCTGGGGATGGGCGGCGGCTCCATCTGAAGATTCCTCATCGCTGGGTTCTTCTTCGGTCTCTGCCTCTTCTTCATCGTCACCCTCACCGAAAAAATCATCGTCGAATTCTTCTTCTTCGCCTGTATCGTCGTCTGCGCCCGGAAGATCCACGGCCTCTTCCTGTCCATCGGTTAATGGATTTTGCTCTTCAAACATATTTGTTTCCTCCTTGAAAACCTGTATTAAAAAAGAACCCTTATTGGTCCTTTCCTGCGTTGTTATTCTCCTGAACCTTGCTTTCCATGGGTTCACCCTCTACGGTGATCCCCTTCAGGTAGTTCGGGCACTGTCTGTTTATACACACCAGCACATCTTTATCACCCTCACGGTGTGATGTGTTGAGCGGCCGGCCACATGCCGGGCAGTTCATCATCATGCTGACTCACTTCCTTCCTGATCTTCAGGATTGCCGGTGTCTTCCTGACCTTCCGTGTTATCCTGCGGCGCCGCTTCTTCTTCCTGTGCGGCTCCGCTTTTCTGGATATAATTCACTACACCCTGAAGGACCTCCGGATCGTTTCTCAGCACTTCCAGTACCTCTTCAGGTATTATCTCCTTTTCCGCCTTCATCTTCAGAAACTGGTTCTTGAACGGAGCTACGTTTGCCGGAGCGAGTTTCACATAATCAGATCCGTCGATTTCTTTATTCTCATAGAGCATATCCAGAGTCTTCATGGACAGTTCTTCGCCGAATTCAGACCCGGTACCTACATCCAGCGTCAGTCTGTAGGCGACATTTTTATAATCTGTCCCGGTGAACATCCTGGTATCACGCTGTCCCTCTTCATCTTCGGTGGTCAGGGGCCGTGATACGGAATAATATGTTTTGTAAAATTCCTGAAAAATCTTGCCGGCTGCTATCATGCACCGTTTATATTTGTTCATGTATTCCTTTATCGGTGTTGATGCCTGGTTCTGCAGCGCAATGATCGCTGATGCCGCCATATTGCCGCCTACATCTTCACCTGTAGATACTTCAGTAACACGGCTGATGGTTCTGGCACTGTCAAATATCTCCTGTGTGACCTGTGAAGCTCCTGACGGGAAACTGGGCGCGTCCAGATGACGTATGCCCTGTCCATCCGGCGAATAATCGGTCAGGACCTGTCCGGGTTCGTTCGTTAGCTTCTGGTTCCTGAGTGCCCCATCCTTGACGATGGTCGTCGGCCACCCGGCGTTCTGCACTGACAGTATCTGCATTGCCTTCAGGAAGTTATAGACCTTGTTTATGGTTATAAGGTCCTTTGCGTCGCCTATACCATAGCAGCTCTTCTTCCTTGGGCGCCATGTCAGCATGACCAGCGGATAAAGCGTTATCTTATAATCCTCTTCAGGTGACTCCTTCGCTACAGACTCATCCGCACCGGTTATATCCTCCTCATCGGCAGGCCCCTCCGCTCCCTCTTCGGGCTGCGGTGTCGGCAGCATTATCTCTGATTCCCCTGCTACTGGCTGTCCTTCCTCTGACAATACAGGTGCATTCGGTTCTGCAGGTACCGGAGTAAGAGCTTTACATTCTACGATAACCAGGTTCTTTACCGCTCTGTCATATACGACCTCACCATTTACACGGTAATATTTCGTAAGAAGAGTAGCCATGTTTTCTTCCTGGCTGTTCGTCGCTTTCGCTGTATCATATTCAGATTCATCATCATCAGCTGTAATATCATCCAGTCTGAAATCATTGATCCCGTTTTCCTGTGCATATTTCTTTATGGATTTAACACTTGCACGGCTTTCGATTATGATATACGGCTGTCTCTGGATATCCTTGATCTTGGGATTCCCGAAGGTTATGTCCAGAATATCTATGATTTCTCCCCGGATGTCGCCCTTATATTTCTTGCTGCCCCCTCCAAAAACCTCTTCATCCCAGTAGAAATGCTGTATCCCGGTCCCCAGTGTTATAGCATCATCAACCATTTCATTGTTCAGACCGTCCATGTTCATTTCTTCCCACAGGTTATGTGTAAAGTCTGTATAATCTTTGGCTCCCTGATCTGCAAGACTGTTGAGGTCATCGCTGTCATATGATTCGGTCGGACGGTAACTCAATACAAGGTTCTGGTTCGTGATCGCAGCTCTCTTTTGCCCGACGAACATTTCTATGATGTTGAATACCGGCCTGGGTAGGTCTTTTGTACGCGGTGTGGACTCCGGCCACTGATCGCCTTCCTTGAACCGTATGAAGCGCGGGGCTTCTTTGTCGATCTTTATAGACTGCTGATAGTCCTTGCCCTTCTGGTGTTCCTTCCATATCTCAGTTATTTTCTCGCTGCTCTCCATAGTATTCCTCTCCCCATCCTACATATTCGGCAATGATGTTCATTCGCTCCTTATCTTTGTCGTCACTCTCAGAAGTCTGTACAGCCGTTTCGGATACCGCCTCCTGTTCCGGTTCTTCCTGTACCTCTTCAGCTTCAGGCTCCGCAGGCTGCGCAAGCGCTATACATTCAAGAACGAATTTCCCGAATTTTTTCTTTATCCAGTTTATAAATCTCACCAGTCCATGACCTCCTCTATAGGTTCTTCTGTCCTCAGTGCCGGCGGAAGCGTATTCTTCCTCTTCTCCGCTCTCTGAGTTGGAGTGGGCCTTCCGGCCACAAAATACCGGATCGCATCCGGCCCATGTGTTATCTCATGCGGATCCTTTGCAGCGTCGCACGGGTTTCTGTCGTCATACTGCAGCTGCGGCAGACAGCGTATGAGATTCTTGCAGTTATCAAAAAATATGATCGACGAGACGGTGTCACCCTTCTCGTCGGTATATGTCTTCATATGCTCTTTCATATCCAGCCATCCGGAGATCCTGTCATTCTCCGCCCGGTGCAGATATATGCCATTGTCCCGGAATATCTCCGCTATGCTTTTCCCGGTGTCTTTCTGTCTGTTCCACATGTCCGGAGGACCTATGCAGCGTCTTATCCTGTCCCCGTCGTTCCTGTCGTTTATGCGCTGCGCCGCGTCCGATACGATGAGGTTCGGTTCGTAAAGCTCTTTATATACATACTCACGTCCGAAGTAATCTGCCGCTATCCAGTATCCTGCAAGCATGTCCAGCCCGTAGTCCAGTACGAAGTATCTGTCCCACTCTTCCGGGATCTGGAAAGGTTTGCAGACGTGTATATTTCTCCTGAACTCTGAGAAGAACTGTCCGGTAAAACAGTCCCAGTCCCCGTATCTGTGCGCCCGGCGCATATCTTCAGGAAGGTTGTTCAGCGACCGTATATATTCCGGGTCGTTCTTCATTATGAATTCATTATCATCGACCAGAGCCTGGTAAAATGCATAATCCTCTGGTCGTTCATCTTCTTCGAAATCCCGGTCTATGAAGAGTCGCTTTATGTACATATGACCGACGCCGCCCGGGTTGCATGTAAAGTATGTCCTCACCCTCATCGGGCCGCCTCTGACCAGTCCCGAAGGACGGTTACATCCCATGAAGCATCTTATCTGGAACTCCGTGAACTGCGTAGCCTCTTCAAGGAATATGGCATCATACGCCTGTCCCTGATACTGCAGTACGTCTTTTTCGCTGTCACAGTATCCCATGAATATGTTACTGCCGTTATCGAAAGCGAAGCAGTTATGTGTCTCATTAAAATTTGCTATACGCTCTCTGTGATTTTTCTTCTTGCACTTCAGCAGCATCGACATCGGTATGACATGATTGTCGTAAAGCTCTTTATATGTCCGGCGGACAAAAAGTATCTGTGCGCCCGGATACCTCAGCGCAAGAATGACGGCCTTTTCTCTGGCTACCGTGCTTTTCCCGCCGCCTCTGGCTCCGCCGTATGCGGTATACCTGGCTTTCGACTGCATGAAAAGCTTTTGCTTCGGATACGGTTTGTGCAGTATTACACGTCGCATGCCTCAAATTCCTTCTCATTCGCAAATTTCACCTCGATACCCATGTCACCGCTGATGCTGCCAGTAAGATCAGTCTGCTGCTTGTTCCGCCAGTGTTCAGGATCCCGGTTGGTAAGATAAAACGCCTGGGCCTTGAAATCCGGCGCTATATACTCTTTTACAGGAACCATTTCAACATGCTCCTTCTCGTGACGAAGCTTTTTGTCGTCATACCAGACCTCTTTGCACTTTACAGGCTTTTCCATGTCTATATAAAACCCAAAGGCTGTATCATACAATTTTCCGGCTATGGCTGCGTTCGGCTTTATCTTTGCCAGTCTCATTTTTTCAGCAAGGTCCGGGTTCTGGTTCATATATTTCCGGAAAGTGGAATACGCCACGCCCAGCTTTTCAGCTATGTCCTTATCTGTCATACCCAGTGT